GTTGATCTTTGGGGCAACGGATGGGGCAAATAATGGGATTCTTTGATAGATTCAAAACAAAACCTCCTGCCAAAGAGGAAAAAGAAAAAGTTATTCGTGTGCCCCGGGCACCAGAAAAGACTGCCAAGGAAATCGCCACTGAAAAAGGTGAGCCTTATGTGGCAATCGTAACCATGGACATAGATCCCAACAACTTGCACCAAGGTGCATTTGAACTGGATTGGAATGAGATATTCATTGCCCGATTGGTCAAGGCTGGCTACATGATGAAACCCGCCGATGCAGACTCAGACATTGTGGATCGGTGGTTCCAAAATGTTTGCAGACACGTTGTGATGGAAACATGGGAACAAGAACAGGCCATTCGTAATTCTGGCGCACAATATGTTCGCACTAGAGATATTGGTGATGGGCGCACAGAGATCAGTTGAGGAACAAATTATGATAAATGGACTAGAAGTTGGATTCACTGCCTCAACATTTGATTTGTTACATGCTGGACATATCAGCATGTTGCGTGAATCAAAACAACAATGCGAGTACTTGATCTGTGCGTTGCAAAATGATCCTACTTTGGATCGACCCAACAAGAACCGACCAGTGCAAAGCATTGTGGAACGACAACTACAACTGTTGGGTTGCAAGTATGTGGACGAAGTTTGGGTGTACAATACAGAAAAAGATCTAGAAGACCTGTTGTTGGTGTTGCCCATTGACGTGCGCATACTCGGGGTAGAGTATGAGGACAAAGAATTTACCGGTCGTGAAATTTGCCACAAGCGTGGTATTAAACTGTTTTTCAACGGGCGCGATCACTCATTCAGCAGCAGTGAACTGCGTCAACGTGTGGCACAGGCAGAAGACTTGAAAAAGAAACTAGAGTCTTGGGAGCCAGTAGGTGCAGACGACACAGGCGGACCCAGCCCACGATGAAACAAAAAAGAACCGATCGGTTGGATGTTCCAATGACCATTGAGTGGACTGGAAAGAGCAATCGTCGCCATTTTTTAAAACACTTGTTAGAAAAAAATAACTTCAAAGTCATGGCCGAAGTTGGTGTAAGAGATGGACGCACAACTTTTCATTTGCTAGATAGTATTCCCGATCTTGTGATATATGCTATTGATATCAGCATTCATGGTTTTTATACCAACGAAGTTGCAGACAAATATAAAAACAGATTGATTCCAATACAGGCATTGAGTAGTGTGGCAGCAGATCAAATAGCCAACGAGAGTTTAGATCTAGTGTTTATTGATGCAGCACACGATTACATCAATGTTAAAACAGATATCATAAAATACATGCCCAAACTCAAAGCAAATGGTTTATTAACTGGGCACGATATTGATTACCCAGGGGTAAATCAAGCAGTGAAAGAAATGATCCCACATTACGATGTCGGGCCAAATCATATCTGGATCAAGAAATGATATTGTACGCCAATGGTTGCAGTCACACAGCAGCCGCAGAAGCAGTTGTGTCAGATGCATTTGCCGTGGATGATGGTCGTGCAGGAATAGACCGCCGTCCACATCCGCTCAACTTGGCAGCCAGTTGGTGTACATATCTTGCCCATGATCTTGGCCAGACATTGCATTGTGATGCAGAGTCTTCTAGCAGTAACGATCGTATCATTAGGACCACCAGAGAATGGATTGCTAACAATCCTGACCAATTGCACCGTGTGTTCATGGTTATACAGTGGACCACATGGGAACGGGAAGAGTGGTTGCACCGTGGTACATGGTATCAGGTGAATGCATCGGGGGTGGACTGGGTACCGCGAGAACTACAACAGCGGTACAAGCAGTTTGTGGTTGATGTAGATTGGACAGCAAAAACCCAAGAATGCCATGAAAAGATTTGGACGTTACATACCGAATTGCAAAGTTTAAATATTCCTCACCTGTTTTACAGTGGGAATAGCACTTTTAGTGATGTCCAAAATCAACATATTTGGGGTACCAGTTACATGTATCCTTACAATAGACAGGGTTCTTACAATGCCATTTTACAACAAAACGAGCATGTGCCCACAAAATGGTACCATTTTGATGCCAAAGGCCATTGCTTTTGGGCCAAGTATGTGTTACAATACATCAAACAACACAACTTGGTAACACACAATGCGCTATCTACTGATTGACACCAGCAATATGTTTTTTCGTGCGCGGCACCAAGCGCATCGTGCCGCAGACACATGGACCAAACTGGGCTTTGCTCTACACCTGACATTGATGAGTGCAAACAAAGTAGCACGTGATCTTGGTGCTGATCACGTGGTATTCGCACTAGAAGGTCGCTCGTGGCGCAAAGATCACTACAAGCCTTACAAAGCCAATCGTGCTGTGGCACGTGGGCAAATGAGCGAGTCAGAAGCAGAAGAGGACAAGCTGTTCTGGGAAACCTATGATGAGCTGACTAAATACTTGTCTACAAAAACCAACTGTAGTGTGATCCGCTGTGCCACAGCAGAAGCAGATGATATCATTGCACGTTGGATTGCACTACACCCCCTGGACGAACATGTTGTGGTCAGCTCAGATTCCGACTTTGTGCAGTTGATTGCACCCAATGTAAAATTGTACAATGGCATCAACGATCACTTGTTCAGTACCACAGGTGTTACAGACGCAAAAGGCAAAAACTTGGCATTTACCATTGAGAGCAACTCAAAGATCAAGGTCGGCAAAGCTGATGCCAACTTTGTGCCACCTGTGGACTACCAGAACTGGGTGTTGTTCTTGAAGTGCATGCGTGGCGATCCCGGTGACAATGTGTTCTCGGCCTATCCGGGTGTGCGGGTGAAAGGCACCAAGAATCAAGTGGGACTGACAGAAGCATTTGAAGATCGTGATAAGAAAGGCTATGCGTGGAACAACATGATGTTGCAACGCTGGTCCGACCATGAAGCTGCCGAACACAAGGTACTGGACGACTATGAACGCAATCGTGTCCTGATTGATCTTACTGCACAGCCTGATGCAATCAAAGCTGTGGTAGATGAAGCCATACGTGAACAGATCAGCCATCGGGACGTGGGCATGGTAGGTGCGCACTTTTTACGGTTCTGTGGCAAATATGAACTAACCAAACTCAGCGACTATGCAGAAGCAATTGGTCGCTGGTTGAATCAAACATACAAAGGAGTACTAGATGATCGAAGCCAAACCCATAGTGGATAAAAAGTATTGGATATTGAAGCAACATGATCGCAAGGTTGGTGTGGTAGAAGCAGAAGCTGACGGCTTTACTGTGCGCATCAATGACCAGATAGGCAAATTTAAAACTATCCCAATGGTGCGAAAGCAAGTGAACATTGAGTTTGCGCCGCCTGAAAAGACCACCCGTCCTGCTCCAGATCAGGTGCATGGATTTGAAACAGGATGCAGAGCATTCAATCCCATGTGGGATGTGAAACATCGGTTACCGTTGTTCACAAAAGAAAACAAATCAAAGTCATGGTATGCCGCAGGGTGGTATGCTGTGAAACAACATCGTGCATGGAAACTGCTTCGCAACCCCAAGCTGATTGTGTTGGAACGGTATCAATAGCAACGTCCATTTCATACTCAGGAGGCAGCACGTGACAAATCCCTTTCGTGATCAAGAGAAGTTCATGCGAGCTTGCGATCAATCAGTGGACGCAATAAACGAATCACAGTACGCAATGTATATCAAGCTCATTGATGAAGAACATAGGGAATTATTAGAAGCTACATTGTCAGAAGATCGAGTAGAACAATTGGATGCATTAATTGATATACTGGTTGTTACTATTGGAGCAATACATAGTTTTGGGGCAGATGCCGAAGGTGCATGGAAAGAAGTTATGAAAACTAATTTTGCCAAGATTGATCGAGAAACTGGTAAAGTTCGTAAACGAGATGATGGCAAGGTTCTAAAACCTGTGGGCTGGACTGCTCCTAACTTGAAACCATTCTTAAAGAAATGAGTCTACACATACATCGATTTGTGGACTCGGTCAAAGCACACGAAGCACGTGGGCAACGAGACTTCTCCATGCCCATGCGCGATGCCAAAGACTTACATGCAGACATCACTAAACTGT